GTAATTAGCAAAGCCAGAGCGCATGCAAGAAAGCGTTTGGATGAAGGCAAGAATCCTTTTTATCAGGATGACGAAGGTTATCTTCAAAACCTGCAAGAGTTTAGCCTTGGCGGCTCTGTGGGTGACATGATCCGAGAGCAAGCTGGTATTAGTCGTGAAGACGTTTTAACTCCTGCCCAGTTAGCAAACATTGCAGGTGGTTTCGTAGATCCTTACGGGTCCGCAGATATTGCTGGTTTGTATCCAGAGTTCCCAGATCGAGATGTAACGATCGAGCAAATGGCGGATCCCAACTACCCACGCTCTCCAAGCGCTGCTGAGAACTTGGCGCAAGGCGATTACCTAAACCTTCTGTTTCAAAGTTTTGGCGCTCTACCTTTTGTGGGTGGCGCAATCAAAGGAATCAGGGCGCTAGGCAAAATGCCACCCTCGATCGTGGATCCATTAAGCACTGACGCCAGCGGCCTGTTAACTGGCCGTACTGGTTTCGGTCCTGAAGCAGAACTGGCTCAAGCCAAGGACACACCCCCACAGCTCGCAAGAATCATTGACGATGAAAGCGTGTTGCAGAAGCAGTACGCCAAAGACCTGACGGTGCCTGAGTTGTCTAAGCTGGCGAATAAAAAATCGGCAGCGTCGTTTTTAAATTTCATGGACACTTTCCCCGCAGCGAGAGAGATGGCGACCGTAGCTCAGGCTGGGTTGGCAAAAAAGGGTTGGTACAGGCAATCGGCTCAGGCGCTTTATGACGTCTTTGGTGATGAAGCCCCACGGTTTGCTGCTTTGTTAGCGGCTACCAGCCCTCAGACCAGTGTGCAGGGTAACCTGTTAAACGCCACCAGTATCTGGCGTAACCTGACCCAGAACAACATGCCGCGTGATCCTGTGCTGTTTGACATCATCAATGAGCCGGGAGTAGCGGCTGCATTGAAGCTCAAGAAGAATGTGCCTCTTAAAAACGCAGACGGCAGTCCACAGCTCAACAAAGCGGGCAACCAGAAGTATGGTTTGAGAAACATTTCTGAGCAGGAAGCGCGTGAAGTGATCAAGAAGGCGGGCGGTGGTGATTCTACTTTTGACATAGGCCGCATGCAGATAGAGATCATGGGCGACGCGGTACAGGGCGAGAAAGGCGCTGAATCAGTTCTGGATGCGTGGGTGTCTAATTCCATACGCGCAATCAACGTGCCAGACAACGAGATGGACAAGCTGGTGCTGAGTGGTCCGAAGGTGGACTCCTTCATGCGTAATCTGGTTAATAACACAGTCGAGGTCACTAACGACACTTG